ATGTTACTACGTAATAGAGAAGGTTACACTATGATTGAATTAGCACTTATAAAGACGCTACTAAACAGAGAATTTTATGATCAGCACAAAGGTATAAGATGTCCTGATAAGATATTCACTAAGGATATACGCAAGATCAAACAAACACTTGATGCAGCAATGAAGGATTATGATGGGGATCTAAACACATCAGACCTGGAAGCTTTGTTCTATGCACAAAACCAAACAATGACTACAGCTACTAAGACTGCATACGGTGATCTGTTCAGAAAGTTAAACAATGAAGATACAATTAAGGAAGACATAGCTGACAATGTTTTAGGTAAACTCTTTCAACAGTATGTAGGAGAGAAGGTTGCCAACTTAGGGTTTGACTTTGTTAATGGTAGTGAGGAAAGCCTTGAGCCATTACGCAGATTACTTGAGGACTTCAAGGACGACTTTACACCTAACATCAGAATAGATTGGGAAGACATAACTATTGACACGCTACTTGAAGCTAATGACTTAGCTACACAGTGGAAGTTTAATATACCAAGTTTGAGACGTAAGGTTGAGGGTGTATCAGGTGGTCACTTGCTTCTTGTAGGCGCTAGACCTAACACTGGTAAAACATCCTTTCATGCTTCACTGATAGCAGGTGCAGATGGTTGGGCGCATCAGGGCGCTAAGTGTGTAGTCCTATGTAATGAGGAAGCATACGAGCGTGTGGGTGCAAGATACCTTAGTGCTGCAACCAATATGACAATGGAAGAGGTTAAAAGTAATGTAGCACTAGCACGTAAACGTTATGAGCCAGTACGCCAGAACATTCGTATCAAGGATAGCACTAACAAAGATCTACAGTGGGTTGAGTCCTTAGTCAAACAAGAGAAGCCTGACATTCTCATACTAGACATGGGAGATAAGTTTGCTACAAAGAACAGCGATAAGTCCGATGTGTACCTAAAAGATGCCGCTATCTATGCACGTAACATAGCCAAGCAGTACAACTGCTGTGTTGTATGGATGTCACAGTTGAGTGCTGTAGCTGAAGGTAAGGTATATGTAGATCAATCTATGATGGAAGGCAGTAAGACAGGCAAGGCAGCAGAAGCAGATTTGATGCTGTTGATAAGTAAGAACCCTATAGTTGAAGGTGCTGATGAAGAGGATACTCAGCGACACTTAAACATAGCAAAGAATAAACTTAAGGGTGGATGGCATGGGGTTGTCCACTGTGAATTAGATGGTGGTAGATCGCTATACACCGCATAGGAGAGATAATGAGAATAGTATTAGATGTAGAGAACACAACACAAAGACGAAACAATAAGTGGCATCTAGATCCTTACGAGCAGGGGAACTTTCTTGTACAGGTTGGTATGCAAAATGCAGATGCACCTAACGAGACACACATTGTTAACATAGACCATCAAGAAAAGAAGGATACCAGTGGCGCTGGGCGTAAGCTTATCCAGGATATACTGGACCTTACAAAGCTTTTAATCATGCACAATGCACAACACGATATGATGTGGCTGTGGGAGTGTGGATTTAAATATGATGGAGCTATCTATGACACGATGTTAGCTGAGTATATACTGTTGAGAGGTCAGAAGCTACCACTCAGTCTTGATGGTTGCGCCCAACGCAGAAAGCTAGAGATGCAGAAGCAAGACACACTCAAGAATTACTTTAAAGAAGGGTACAATACAAATGAAATACCGTTGGATGAACTTAGCTTTTATCTTAGGGGTGATCTCGACACCACTCGTGAGTTGTTCCATGCAATCGAAGCAGACTACGCCGAACCTGAGTCCAAGTCCTTGCATACAATCAGAGACGTTACCTTTAGAACCTGTCAAACCCTCACCCGAATGTACATGTCAGGAATCAGGGTGGATAGATCTGCCCTTGACCAAGTGAGACTAGAGTTTGAGCAAGAGAAAGCAGGTATAGAAGACAGGCTACAACAACAGGTACGCAGGATTATGGGTGATACGCCTATCAATCTCAACTCTCCAGAGCAAATGTCTCAGGTTGTATTCTCTTGTAAACCTAAAGACAAAAAGGAATGGGTAGAGCTATTCGAACACACGTATAACAAGAAAGAGTTTAGGGCAGCAGTAGAAGCAAACAGTACTATCATACGTAGGACTAAGGCATTTACATGTCCAACCTGTCAGGGTGAAGGCAAGGTATATCGTATCAAAAAGGATGGTACAAAGTTTGCTAGACCTAACAAGTGTAAAGACTGTGATGCTAGAGGCTATCAGCTTAAACCACTAAATCATTTAGCAGGTCTAGGTTTTGCTGCACCCAGTAAGAAGTGGGTTAGCGCCAATGGTTTCAGCACTGGTAAGGATAACTTAGATGTATTGATTGGTACTGCAAAGACTAAGAAGATGGACGAAGCTGTATCATTCCTGACAGACCTGAAGCGTTTGTCTGCTGTTAGTAGCTACCTGAGTGCTTTTGTTGAGGGTATCGACACATTCACTAAGCCTGATGGCTTCCTACATGTAGGTTTAACTCAACACATTACAGCTACTGGACGTTTCAGTGGGCGTAACCCTAACATGCAGAACATGCCAAGAGGCGGTACATTCCCAGTTAAGAAAGTGTTTGTATCTCGATGGAAGGGTGGTCACATTCTAGAGGCTGACTTTGCTCAGCTTGAGTTTAGAGTTGCTGCGTTCCTAGCACAAGATCCTGTTGCCATAGAAGAAATAGCTACAGGGTTTGATGTACACAGTTACACAGCAAAAGTTATTACAGATGCAGGGCAACCAACGTCTCGCCAGGATGCCAAGGCTCATACATTTGCCCCCCTCTTCGGAGCTACAGGCTATGGAAGATCTAAGGCTGAAGAGGCATACTACGTACACTTTAATGAGAAGTATGAGGGTGTAGCTGCATGGCACAAAAAGTTAGGTGATGAAGCTATACGATTTAATAAGATAACTAATAAGTCAGGGCGACAGTATGCTTTCCCTGATGTTAAGCGCAATGCAAGGGGTGGGGTATCACACTTTACCATGATTAAGAACTATCCAGTACAAGGCTTTGCTACTGGTGATGTTGTACCTGTTGTGTTGATTGAAATGGAAGAGAGGATGAAGCATCTAAAATCTTGTTTAGTTAATACTGTACATGATTCAAGTGTGGCAGATGTGCATCCAGAAGAGAAAGATGAGGTATTACAAATAATTGAAGACATGAACGACGATTTAACCAACCTGATAGAGAAATCTTATGGCGTTAAAATGAATGTACCACTGCTATTAGAATCTAAAATAGGTCCGAATTGGCTTGACGTACAGGACGTTTGACGGTATAACTGAGTCTCTTTAACACAAATCTCATGAGGTAAATAATGAGTACAGAAATATCAATAACTGGCATGGATAATGCCTCTATGGCTGCACTGATGGGTGTATCCGCAGAAAATAAACAATCAGCATCTTCTCTTGCACGTATTAACGTTGTAAGTACAGCCCTGAAGGGTGAAATGGAACTTGGTGGTAAGAAGATCAAGACAGATGTAGTACCTGTAGGTGCATACAAGATTACGCAGGGTGACGATGTGTTCTACGCAGAACAGATAAGCATTCGTGTATTCGCCCAGCGCCAACAATGGCAACGTTGGAATGCATCAACTAATGAGATGGAGAAGTCTGTTATGACTACATCACTCAATGGTGATCTACAGGATAGCATTGGTGGCTTTAACTTAGGTAGACCATCAGGTTATGTAGAGGATTGGAATGCCTTACCTGAAGCTACTAAAGATCTAATGCGTACTGTTAAGCGTGTTAAGATCTTTATGGGTCTACTCACTGTCAAATCTCCTATAGATGAACATGGTGAGCCTATCTCTAAAGAGTATGTAGACCTACCGTTTGTAATGGATGTAAAGAACCGTGACAGTCTAAAGAACTTAGATGGTGCTTTGAAGACAGTACAGAGAGCTAACCTCTTACCTATCATGTCTACGCTAGAATTAGCAGGGCAAGAGGGTTCAATTCCTACAGGTGCTACGTTTGGCTACATCACTGCTAAGGCAGGAGATAAGGTAGAACTTACTGAAGCTGATAACCAAACACTCAAGGACTTCTTAAGCTTCATTGAGTATGGCAATGGTAAGATCCTAGACTTATACAATGAACGCTCTGATAAGGGTATGAGTGCAGCAGACGCTGAGCTTGTAGGTTCTATTGTAGATGTGGATGCTGACTAATGAATCATCCTGCAGAATTAGCTATGGTATCATTCCTACAAAAGGCTATGGCAGGTGAGTCCACTATGACTGAAGAGGTGGCTGATAAAGTCGCCTCTGATGTTAAGAATGCTTTGTTTAAGCAGTTCGACAGTGGTCCTCGTGATGATTTTCGTTTGCGTATGTCTAACATAGGTAAGCCAAGATGTCAGCTATGGTTTGAGAAGAATGACCCTGAAGACAAGACACCCTTTCCACCAAACTTTCTGATGAACATGATATTAGGGGATATAGTTGAAGCTGTATTCAAGGGTATCATGAGAGCAGCAAATATTGACTTTAAAGATAATGATTATGTTACTCTTAAGTTACCTAATGGTGTAGAGATTAAAGGTGAATACGATATGGAATTAGACGGTAAGATTGACGATGTAAAGTCAGCCTCACCTTGGTCATATCAGAACAAGTTTGCATCCTTTGATACCTTAGCTACAGGAGATAGTTTCGGCTACATCCCACAGCTTGTAGGCTATGCAGAGGGCGCAGGTAAAGAGGTTGGTGGTTGGTGGGTAGTCAACAAGGCTAACGGAGAATTTAAGTATGTCTCTGCAGATGGTGTAGACAAACAGGCAGTACTTGATGATATCGAAGACCTGACAGATTACATCAACAATGATGAACCTTTTGAGCGTGAATTTGAGCCTATCGAAGAAACGTTTTACCGCAAGAAGACAGGCAACACTAAGCTAGGAGTTACGTGTGGCTTCTGTGCATTTAAGCATAAGTGTTGGCCTATGGTACAAACTATACCCTCAGTTGTATCTAAAGCACAAAACCCACCAATAATAGACTATATACATATTGAAGAAAAGGAATATAACGATGCCTAAACTAACTATAAATGATAAAGAATATGATACTGAAGACTTCAATGAAGATCAGATAGCTATGTACAATGAAATTATGCTTGCTAAAGGTGAGATGCAAAGATGTGAATATGTATTTAAAGTACTTGAAGCACGATGTAATCAGTTAGCAGGTATGATTGAGGCTCAGCCAGAAGAAGCTACTGATGGCTAAAAGAACAACAGCGAGATATCACAACTCTCGACGTTACCGCAGTGGTCTGGAGAAACAGGCCGCTGCATTCTTAAGCGAACACCAAAAAGAAGTTAAGTATGAGCTATTGAAGATAGAGTGGGAAGACCTACGCTACAGAACTTATACACCAGACTTTGAATTAGATAACGGCATCATAATTGAGACAAAAGGAATACTTGATAATGATGATAAACGTAAGCATTTAGCCATACAGAAACAGCATCCAGAGTTGGATATTAGGTTTGTATTTAGTAACGCTAATGCCAAGTTATACAAGGGTGCTAAGAGTAGATACTGTGATTGGTGTGATAAGAATAATTTTCTCTGGTCACATCGAATAATACCGCAAGAATGGTTGACAGAAAAGGGTACAAGATCTAAAAAAGATAAGATAGTATTAAAAACAAAAAGGAAAGATTAATGGTGTTTCAGTTAGACGACGATGAAATGGCTCTGGTTATCAAGCCTTTGTATGAAGATAATGGTGAGTGGGAAGGTGATGTAGCTACTGGTGTGGCTATGAATGAATCAATCTCTCTAGACTTAAACATACAACGAGGTATGGTTAATATCATCACTTTAATGACATCTTTTCTTTCGTATTCAGATGATAAAGAAGAACTCGTAGACGAAGTAATTAAGTGGCGTGAAAAACTATTTGCTGAATTAGATGAATCACCCTTCGCAGATTACGAAACAGATGAAAACAGTAACGTAATAACATTGACTAAGTTTACTAAGACAAAAGGTAACGCATAATGGCTAAATGGAATCTAGAAAAACAGAGAGAAAACCAAGGGTTTGATCCTGTTAATAAACCAGCGCACTACAATCAAGAAGGTATTGAGTGCATAGACTATATTCAACAGGTAGTAGGCCTGGATGGTTTCATCGCATATTGTCATGGTAACATGATTAAGTATCAACACAGATATCGCTACAAAGGTAATGGTGTAGAGGATATGAAGAAAGCAGCATGGTACTTATCTAGAATGAACAAGGCTCTTGCGGAGAAGCACAAATGAGTGACAAGAATTTTGACGTAACAATGCAGGTTACAGTCAGTAAAGATAACAACATCCTATCATCGCATGAAGAGTCGCATTCGGATGATGTAAAAGATTTAGTGTCAGATACGTTCTATGACGTAGATGATGTTGAAGTAAGCAATGTAATAGTAAAAGAGAGAGAGTTAAATGAATAGTTTAAGAGAGTATCAAATTAAGGCGGTGGGCTTCGCTATATATCCTGCAACACATAAGGTTCTATACCCAACGTTGGGCTTGTGTGGCGAAGCAGGAGAGATAGCTGAGAAGGTTAAGAAGCAGGTACGAGATAATAATTTTAACAGGCATGAAGTAGCCAAAGAACTAGGAGATGTACTCTGGTATCTGGCAAATCTGTCTAACGATATTGGTTATAACCTAGACGAGATAGCTAATATAAACATTGAGAAGCTTACATCACGTAAGGAGAGAAACAAGATACAGGGATCAGGAGACAACAGATGAACAACCACTTACCAACAGATTATCAATCATTCATACACAAATCACGTTATGCTAAGTACTACGAGGGTGATGGACGTGAATCGTGGGAAGATACTATTGTGAGATACTCTGCTAATGTAATAAGAGACTTGGCTGATCCTGAAACTAAGTTTAAACTGGAGCAAGCTATCTTAGGCTTAGAAGTGATGCCTAGTATGAGATCACTCATGACTGCAGGTAAGGCAGCAGACAGAGACAATACCTGTATGTATAATTGTAGTTACTTAGCTGTTGATGATGTTAAAGCATTTGATGAAGCTATGTTTATTCTACTGTGTGGTACTGGTGTAGGTTTCTCTGTAGAGCGTCAATCTATATCTAAGTTACCTGAAGTGCCATTTCTCTGGAGCAGTGAGACAAACATTGTTGTAAAGGATAGCAAAGAAGGTTGGGCTAAAGCGTTACGTCAAATGATTGCATTACTATACAGTGGTGAGATCCCTACGTGGGACGTTTCTAAGGTTAGACCTGCAGGTGCGCCACTTAAAACGTTTGGTGGTAGAGCGTCTGGACCTGCTCCACTTGTAGATCTGTTTAACTTTGTAATTAAGACATTCAAGGATGCACAAAACCGTAAGCTATCCTCACTAGAATGCCATGACATCATGTGTAAGATAGGCGAAGTAGTTGTGGTAGGCGGCGTGAGACGCTCAGCGATGATCTCATTGTCAAA